CAAGGAGGGGGTATTTGAGAATCAAGCGCCAACACCTTTGATCGAATATGTGCAGGTAGACGATTTACCGGGTGGTAACTACACTCTCAATGTCTGCAATAAGTACAATGTGCAAGTAGGCGCTGGTGGATTATATCTGAAATCTTATGGGCCTGTGCATATATCCGGTTCTATAACCAATATAGCCGGTGAACAAGTTAATATCAGCAGCGAGAATGAAGTTAATATTAACGGTGGTAATAGATTGAGCCTAGTCGCTGATGTTATTAGTATCCGGCAAAAGGATAAGAAACAAGTTTTAATTGATAGTTCACTTGGGGTAAGCCGAAATGCCATTATCGGGGGTGGCTTGCATGTAGAGGGGGAATTGACCGTTAACCATATAACCGCGCCTACTGAAATACAGCAGACTGAGGACACTTCAGTTTATGGAACCACTGCCAAACTACCGACAGGTCAAGGTAAGGTAATTGGATATGCGGCATCGGTGCCTGGTCGAATTGTTGGATATATCCTACCAGGTATCACCTATTCGGTAATTATCGGCGGCGATCCAGATACCATAAGTTTCGTTACACCTGTGCCGGTATTCGGCAGTGGTGTAGCACTTCTAGGACCTCCTGGCAGCAAGTTCTTAGCTCCTATCGAAGTTTACGGTACCGATGCAGCGGATGATTGCTTTGTAGCTGCACCTCACTCACACAACTTTAAGAATATACCCTTAACGTTAACGAAGGATAATGACGAAATGAGAGAAAGAGGTTCTCTTAATAACGAAGTGAGCAGAAACCCAGCAGACGCCGTTAACAATGCTAAGAAGTAAACTGAACACCGTATCGGGCTGATGGTAAGCAGGCTAGGGTAGTACCGCCCGCATAGCTAATTGCACTCTGTAGATCTTGTTTGATCTCTTTGAGTTTGTCTATGTATGTGATGGGATCTAAGTCTATCAGCTTAGTAATACCCTCTACATTGTTAGAATGCCCCTTATTTTGAGCACTAGCAGAACCGTAATACTCTTTGTAGGTTTGACCGTTTGATGTTCTAACGACTGCGCCTGGGCTATCTTGGCATTTAGCGAATACACTGCCACACATTACCATTTTAGCACCTGCTACTAGCGCTTTGGCTATATCCCCATTGCACCTAACGCCGCCATCTGCGATTACTGGAACGTTAACACCTTCGGCAACTTCTTGAACACAAGAGAACATAGGACAGGTGAACCCAGTCTTGTCTTTAGTAGTGCATACAAAACCCTGACCTATTCCCACCTTTACCGCATCGGCACCGTGAGATACTAGAAACTTCGCTCCTTCTTTAGTAGCAACATTTCCGGCGATGATGAATGTATTAGGCAGATGTTTCTTGATATGTTTTAATGTGTTCTGCATTAACGTGCTATGCCCATGTGCAATATCCACGGTAATGTAATCAACTTGCAAACATCTATCACTTAATGTTTCTATAACTTTTAAATCTTCACCTTTAACGCCTACGCTTATGCTGACTATATTTTGGTTGTCATAATTATGCAAGCTCTCTACTAATGCTACATTATCCACATTGAAGCGGTGCATGATGTAGAAACAACTGGTATCTGACAATTTTTTAGCGAGATTTAGGTCGATAGTGCACTTCATGTTCGACGGGACTACGGGTACCCTGAAATTGTGGTTACCGAATGTTATCGAAGTGTCAGCCTCCTGTCGTGTTGGGAGGTCCGATAAATTAGGGATTAGATAAACATCTTTGTAATGTAAACCTTGATTGTTATTCATATATCTTATCGAGCTCTGATGATGTCACCGCAAACCATGACATATCTCCGTACTGTCGCTTAGATGCCTTTATCTTAAAATTATCCATTGAGATTTCCCCGACTAATTTTACCTCATTTGGATTTTTCTTGATATCGCACACGGCTAGAACTAATTTGGTTGCTTTGGGTGAAGCAGGTATCTTGCCCATCTTTAGTTCAGGATCTGGTCCTTGGTATGAAATGGTTTTCACATCGGTGCCGTCGGGGAAATCGATTCCACCATCTGATTTATCGTTCCAGACATCAGTGTTGATGGGTATGTCCTTCATTAATCCATAAGCCATTTCACCTAGGATACCCAGGGCTATATTATCAACTGACCAACTACGAGTGTACGCTTTCGATTGTTGGATTTTCTTTGCTGTATCGAAAGCGAGTTCTACTTGCTCCTTTGTGAGTGTAAAAGATCTCATGCGTTAATATAAATTAACGCATGAGATTAATTTATCAACTTGCCTAAAATCTGATCCGGCAACCCTTTATATTCATCTTTCAATAAATCTTTAGTTGATAAAATCTTGCGTTTAGTGTAGCTGTTTAGCTTCAACATACAAATAAATTGTATGTTTGATTCTATTGGGATTTTCTCGTCTCCGAAAATATGCAGCATGAGTGTTAACTCATCGTCTGACAGAGAGTCTATTTTATGCCGGGAGATCACTACAATTCGATGGTGTCTAGTTCCCCACTATTTATTTCAGTCCGACGTGCTCCGATTTTATAGGAGCTAATTTCGGTTTCTTGGGGTGCTACTTGGACGCGACTACTATCCATAAATGAATCCAACCAACCACCGATGGGGTTGAATTTTATATCGTAGATTTTATCGTAACCCATAGACTGCAGGCGGTTGTTACAAAGCCATTCTGCGTAACCACTCAACACATCCTTGTTTAACCCAATAAGGCTTCCCTTAGAGAAAAGGTATTCTGCCCAGCGCTTTTCACTTTCAACCGCAAGCCCATATGAATCTATGATCTTTTGCTTGTTGGCTTTAATTACACTTTGAAACCCTTCATTAGCATTTTCCGTTAAACACTTTAATATATTCTGAGTTATAGAGACGTGTAGATTCTCGTCCCGATGGATCAGCTTAATGATCTTAGCATTGCCTTCCATCTTACCCCGATACCCAAAGTAAAAGCTGCAAGCGAAGGATACATAGAACGCGAGTCCCTCTGTTATGTTGGTAGATATCAGTGAATCGAGAATCTGCTGCTTTATGTCAGTTGGAGTGCCTAGAAGCTTGTCATATGAATCGGAGATGGTCTTGGCGCGGCTTACAATTTCTTTATCTTCTAGAATAGAATCAAAAAACTTAGAAGGGTTACTACATACATTCTTTAAAATGTAGGTGTAGCTATAAGAATGAATAGACTCAAATCGAGCCCAGGTATTCATGCAAATCTCTAGTTCAGGGTTAGATACGTATTCTGCCATCTTATGGATACTCCTAGATAGCATCGAATCCGTCATAGTCTGAAACTTGAGATTGGAGTCGAATACAAATCTTTCTTCATTGGAAAGATCTTTATAGTCGTTGCGATCCTTTAACAGAGAAACCTCTTCCGGCATCCAGTGATATTCTTCTTGCTGTCGAAACAGCTCAAAAAATTTGGGATACTTGAAATTGTCGTATCGCTGTAGTGCTAAGTCTTCTCCTAAGAAAAGAGGCTGCTTTGTCGTGTCGACGTTGTTTTTGTTTAATACAGTTTTCATTGAGTGTGATATATTATAGTTTACACGCACCACCACTGCACGAATCATCAGCCGCGGCATCGGCTTTGGGGGCACTTGTATTTGTTAGATCTTTGTCATCATCTTCTGAGTAGCAATAGTAAAGATTCTTAACACCTAAGCTATAGGCATAAAGAATTTCTTTTAATACGACCATGTCAGGGATCAGCTTCCCTTCATAGTGGTTATAATTGTAAAATGTGTTAGCAGAAATGCTCATATCGATATACTTTTGGAACGCTGCAACCACGTTAAGGTATCCTATATTATCTTGCATGTCGAACGCTATGGTGTATCTATTTTTTAGATGTGGATTGGGCACAATGACTGGGAGGGTTCCAGTCTTGGATTTCTTGTATGTAACAATACTGCGAACCGGGTCTATGCCGTTGGTGGATGATTGAATTACCGATGAACTCTCAACCGGCATTAGAGCAGTTACGGTGGAATGACGTAACCCATACTGATTGATGTCTTTGCGCAGCGAGTCCCAGTCACAAGTCATTTTACGAGTTACAATCTTATCGAGAGTCTTCTTATATGTATCAATAGGGAGAATACCTTTAGAGTATTTAGTCCGGTCATACATTTCACACTTACCCTTTTCTTTAGCAAGGTTACAGGATGACTTGAGTAGGTAGTATTGCA